TGTGTGGAGGCCGCTGCTGGTCGAGGTGCCGGTGCCTGCGCCTGTGGCGGTGCGTGGCGCGACGTGTAGACCGGTTGTGCTGGATGTCCCTGTCCCGGAGCCTGTTGCGGTACGGAACGCTACACGGACACCTGTTGTGGTTGATCCACCTGTGCCGCTTCCGGTGGCGGTGGTGTCGATTGTGCGGCTGCCGTTGTATCCGGTGACGTTGGACGAGTAGGTGAGGGTGCTTGACGCGTAGCCTTGATCGAGGTCGGTTGTTCCGCCGTCGTATGCGAGTTTTGCCCGGTCGTATAGGTAGTCGGGGTTGTCGTAGTCGTCTTGTTTTGGTTCACCTGCGTAGGTGATGTGTTCTTGGTAGTCGCTGGAGGTGTCGTATAGGCGTGCCATTTACGACTCCTCTGACAATTTCTCCACGCCTACTGTGGTCATTACGCGGCCTCATAAAAATCTTGAATTATGATGCGGTCACCACTTGTCCACGTGAACGGCGTTGTTGCGCTAATTGAACCTAGACGAAGATAAGTAGAACTTGCATCAAGTAAATAGATATTGACCTGTGTGCTGGAATATCTAAACAATGTCCCGGAATAGTCGAAACTGCTCGCATCTTCAAAAGTAACTTGTCCGCCGTTACCGGCTAGCCAAGTTTGCGCACACTCAACGGGATAAGTAACACGCGACGCACCAATCGTTGTGGTGGAACCGACGACTAATTCGACTTGCCACGCCACAAACTTGTTGATTTGACAATAACGCCCGGTTAACGTGCCATTCCCAACGGTGATACCGCTAAATGTCGGCGTGTAATCCTGCCACACGCCTACCGTGTGGTCACCTGTACCTAACTTTGCCTGCACCGCTTCCATCGCATCATTCAAATCAGCGTGCTGGGTAGCGTGAGGAACCGTTACAGAATCCATCGCATCCGTAGCAGACGGATTCGTAAACGCATCTAAAGAGGTCGGAAAATTAGTGGTCATGCTGGCACCTCAGGAAAATCAACATCAGGCCACGCAGGGTCAGCAGGCAAATCACGCAACGCCTGACGATATGTAGCCCACGCTTCAACATCTACAGGAGCATCAGCAACCTGAGTCCAATCAGACTGCAACAACAAACGATCACGCTCATTACGAGCAATCTCTGATTCTGTTCTAACGATCTCTTCCATCACGCCGCCTTCATAATGTAATTCAACGCAATGTACGGTTGAAGGTTGTTGTGAGCGTTACCGCCACCAGTGTTCTGGTTCGTAGCAGTCGTATTGTTAATACTAAAATTGAAACTTGCGGAGTCTGCATAGCGGTTGTTCTGATAATCGACACGCTTTGTTGAAGTGGTGACGTAGGTGTCGTTACCGCTGAACTTGTTGCTCGTCGTGTGATTGTGCGGATTTTGCGTGTGAGTGTGCGATGGCATCTCAGATTCCGTCAACGTATGCGTCTTGGCACCACCCGTCTCACCCAACGCATCAAACTCTGTCTGCCCAGAATCAAAACCGACAGGCACACGACCCTTCATGTTCGGAATATTGAACGTCGTCGAACCATCACCTGAGCCATACGTCGTACCCAACAACGCAAACAACGTCGCGTAAGTCGTCCTGCTGACAGCAGAACCATCGCAGATCAGCCATGTAGCGTCAGGGCTTGACGATCCTGCAAACGGCATCACCGACCCGACAGGACACGCAGACCTGACAAGGTAATCAAGTGAGGTGGTGACAGCCGAGTTGTCTACACCAATCTTGGTTTGTACCGCTTCCATCGCATCATTAATATCTGCGTGCTGTTGATCGTGCGGCGGATTATCCAACGTGTCACCCGAAGTCGGGTTCGTAAACGCATCAACACTGTTAGGAAAGTTTGTGGTCATATTTCTTCCTCCAACGGTGCCACAAAATTCTCTCCATCGTATGCCCAGCCGACCCCAGCTCGATTGTCTCCGAGTTCGACGAGTTGGTCGGTGATGCCGAGATCCGTTTCACCGTCCCAGATGATGACGTTGGTGACGGTTCCGTCTTTAATGATTGCGTATCTCATGCGAATAGCTCCACGATAATAACTCCTCGAGCGCCGTCGCCTCCGGTGGTTGTGGTCGTTCCGGTGTTGTAGGAGCCGCCACCGCCTCCGCCGAAGTCTTTACCTACTGCGCCGTTCTTGCTTGAGCCGCCGCCCCTGGCTGCGCCGCCTCCGCCCAGATGGCTAGAACCTCCAGCGCCCGATGCAGTACCGCCATATGGATACGAACCGCCGCCGCCGCCGCCCAATAACACAATGTCGCCGCTACCGCTTCCGCCGCTTCCGCCGTCGCCACCTGCTCCTCGACCTCCGCCGCTTCCGCCGTCGCCTTGACCATGTGAGCCGAATGACGAGGCGCCGCCGGTTGAGCCGGTTGAGTCTCCGACTGCTCCAGCGCCACCAGCGCCGATCGTAACGGTCTCAGATGTTCCGAGGCTGGCAACGTCGAGCCACACTTCGGCATAGCCGCCACCGCCACCGCCACCGGCCTGGTGCGATGATACGACTCCGCCTCCGCCGCCGCCTCCAGCGCCCTGGATACGGACACGAACAGCCCTAAGCCAAGAATAAGAACCCTTAGTAAACGTACCAGACGAAGTGAAATACACTGTTTGACGGTACAAGTATCCGTTCAACAAATGACCTTCAATAGCTTCAACAGCATCATTCACATTCGTATGCTGATCCGCATGAGAAGGCGACGACAACGAAGAACCAGAAGTCGGATTAGTAAAACTATCCGCAGACCCCGGAAAATTAGTTGCCATCAGTCAAGCGTCAACGTCAACGACGTAATCTGAAACGTATCACCAGCCGTCACAGCAGCCGACGAAGCCAACGCCCCAGACCACAAACAATTACCCGACGACGACGCATCCCACAACGACCAATGCGAATACGTCTCAGACGTAGACACATTCGTCCACTCAACAGTCGCAGAAGAAGCCATCGACCCAGAAGACGCAGCCGAAAACGCACACGACTTACGAGTAGTCTCACCCGCAGCATTAGCCGTACCATCCTCGCCAGGATCACCCGTATGCAACTGAAGATACGCAGTCGTCACACTAAACGACGTGCCACCAATCGCATCCAGCAACTTGTTCTCAGCATAATTAGAAATACTCATGTCTACTCCCAGTAGTTGTCCCTAAATAATAGCACCCCAGAAACAGCGAAGCCCCCCGCCGAAGCAGGGGGCAACGCTACAGAGTCAGCCAGATCAGCTGTTTGCGCCGATGCTTGACGATGACTCGATACGACGGAGGCTTGCCTCACGGAAGCGACCGTAACCGCCGAGCCAGTACCAACCGATTGGCTGGAAACGCTCGAGCTTGTCAGTGATAGGACCACGAACGATCTTCGGAAGAGGACCGTTGCCGTCTTGGATTGAGTGTGCCTTGGCGAGAGCCTGGCGACCCATCACCAACGTGCCGTATGCGTCGATGGTGCCTGCACCACCGGCTCCGTCACCTGCGTCAGCAAAGAGAGGCGCACGAGGTGTCTCGACAAAACGGACACCTTCAAAAGCACCAATCTCACCGTTGTAAATCATGTCGGTGTCGACATAGACGTGCGGATCGCGCCATGCTGCTGCGCCGGTTTCTGAACGGAGGTCGTAGGAAACATCTGGGTGGATGTAACCCATGTACATTCCGTTGAACGTCGGGACGTTATCGCCACGAAGCTCTGCGGTCACCTTGCGGATGTCGTCAGCAGCAAGCACGTCTTCAACCTGGATGGTTGCACGCGAGGTCGGGGTTGTTGAACCGCCCGTTGCGTAGTTGACGTTTGAACCCGCTTCGAGAACGCCACGAACGATGGTGTCAAGTGAGATACCAGCGTTGTAACCGACAACGTTAGCTGCAACCGTGTCAACATCGAGGAACGCTGTTCCACGAAGAGCTGCGGTAGTAAGCACGGCGTTACCGTATTCGTTGAGGGTGACCGACACCTGCGAGTCGGACAGTGCAACTGCGTCAACATCGACGGTTTCGGTAAGGGTTGAGGTTGCTGCGGCAAGATCATTGAAGATCGTGAACGTGACCGTTGAACCTGGCATTGCCTGCTGGGTTGGGGTCACATCTGCAACAGCGTCGAACAGAAGCTCTGACCGGAGAGCAAAATATGCAAGCCGGTCAAATGCCGCCTGATCGACGGATACGGAAGATTTCTGGGTATATGCGTCAGCCATTTTGGGACCGTGCCTTTCGGCTAAGGCTCCCTAACGTAAGTTAAAGAGCGGATTGTTGTGAACGTGCTTCGGCCAGCAACATGTCAACCTCTTCCGCAGACTTTGCTTGT